CCAACTCTGCAACGCGGGATCATAACAAGGCGATCTTGAAGCAGATAGCAGACCTTGAGGCTACCCAAACTCCTCGCAGAGTACGTGAAGGGGGTACATGGTTAGCTGATCTTGATTCAAAGATAGCAGTTCTTCGTAAAGAATTAAAATGAAGGTATTTCAAATCATCAGTAAAGATGAGGGAATAACTAATCCAAAGCGTACAGATTTGGGTGTTACATTCGCACTTCGTTGGGGAGATGTGTGCCATCCTTTAGGTCAAGATGGTAATTGGTTTAAAGAACCTTACTTTACTAAAGTATTGCGATTCTATTCCTATATACCATTACCATTTATAACATGGAACCTATGGGGTTGGAAAGGATATCTTGGAGCTAAGGTCTACGGAGCAGACTCACCTGAGTATAAGAACTGGATGAATCCAGATGATGTATATGATGGTTCTCAAGCAATTCAGTTCTCTGGTAGATTACTAATAAAGGATTAACAATGGCAACTTCAGGATCTACAGACTTTACTGTTACTCGTGATCAACTAATTGCTGGTGCTCTTCGTGCCGCAGGTGCTATCGCCCAAGGAGAGACTCCTACTGCTACCCAAGTAACAGAAGCTGCTGAATCTCTTAATATGCTTGTTAAAGAACTACAAGCTGATGGAATGCCATTATGGGCGATGAGGCAGTATTCGATTACTCTTACTGCCACTAGTGACTATACTATTGGTGTAGGTGCTACTGTTAATACTCCCAAACCACTTAAAATAGTACAAGCCTTCCTGCATGATACTAGTTCTAGTATTGATGTTCCAATGCGTATTCTTACACGTGATGAATATAATCGCCTTGGTAATAAGACTAGTACTGGAGAACCAATTCAACTGTTCTATGAACCACTTCTAACCACTGGGGTGATTCATATGTTTCCAGTTCCTGACACTACTGCCATTGCTAATAAGACTGTTACTATTGTGTATCAGCGTCCCTTTGAAGATTTTGATGCTGCTAGTGATACTCCTGATTTTCCACAGGAATGGTATAATGCTATTAAGTTTGGTCTTGCTGATCTTCTTGCACCAGAGTATGGCCTTCCACTGCAAGAGAGGCAGGATCTGTCTGCTCGTGCAAAGAAACTAAGGGAGACAGCATTAGGATTTGGAACTGAAGAAGGCAGTATTTTCTTCCAAGCTGATAGAAGGAATTGGTAAATGGCTAAGACCCAGGATAAACTAGATGGCGAAAGTTAATCAAACTGCTGGAACATTTATTACCTCTCAACCAGAGAGGCTCTCTCTAGCAACTACGTTAATGTATCGTAATGCTACCAGAGACAAAGATGCTCGTCTTATTAATTGCTTTCAAGAATCAATTAAGAATGAACTCACTGACTCTAAGAAAGTATATGTTGTAAAACGTCCGGGTCTTTCTCAATCAACACAGATCCTTGCTGGTGGTGGTACTGCTCGTGGGTTCATTTACTGGAATTCTAAATACTATGCAGTAATTGGAAACCATCTCTATGAGAACGGAACTGCTAAACAAACACTCTCCACTTCTACTGGTAAATGTGGATTTGAAGTATTTGATAACTCTGGTGTCCAGTATCTATTTCTAGCAGATGGTACTGATGCTTATGTAGTTAACACATCTGGAACTGTTACCCAAGTAAACCAAACTTACTCTGCTTGGGTTGGTAGTACTAACTACTCAATTGGTAATCGAGTAATTCCAACTGTAAGTAATGGGTACTATTATGAAGTTACTACAGATGCTGGTAGTTCAGCAGGAGCACAGCCGACTTGGCCTACTACTATTGGAACTACTATAGTAGATGGTGGTATTACTTGGACTTGCTCTGGAGAATATGGGGGGTTTCCTACTCCCCATGTACCAACTCCAAAGTTCATTGATGGTTATATGTTTCTACCAAAGGCGAATACCCTTGATATTTATAACTCGGATACTAATAATATTTATGGTTGGGGTGGTGGTAGTTTCTGTTCTGCTGAGATGTGGCCTGATAATGTTATCGGACTTGTACGACAAAATAACCAGTTACTTGCACTAGGAACAGTATCAGGGGAATTCTTTTATGATGCAGGTAACGCGACTGGTAGTCCTATGTCTCGTAATGAAGGAACTGTCCTACAGATTGGTTGTGCTGCTCCGTACTGTACCTATGAGAATGAACGCTTCTGTATCTTTATTGGACAGTCAGGATCTGGTGGTAGAGCTGTTTGGCTTCTAGAAGGATTTCAACCTAAGAAGATTTCTATCGAGTCTATTGAACGTGTTCTTGATGCCGAGGGAACTTCAATCACTAGTGCTCGTGGTTATGGTCTTCGTTCTAAAGGTCATCTATTCTTTGTAATTAATCTTACATCTTGTACTCTTGTATATGATGTTGAAGAGAAAGTATGGCATGAGTGGAGTACAAATAGTTCAGGGTCTCATGTAGCTTTTACATATAACTACCAATCAGATATTGATAATGGTAAGTCTGCTCTTCTGCATAATACTGATGGTTATGTGTATATTCTAGATCCTACTATTTACAGAGACAATGGTGTGGAAATTCTAGAAGATATCTATAGTTCCAAGTACGATAGTTCCACAATGAATCGTAAGTTCATGCATAACCTGACAGTAATTGGTGATGCTGGATCTACTTATACAATACGTTGGAGTGATGATGATTACGCTACTTGGAATGCTTTTAAAACTCTTGATACTACTCGTCCTTGGTTCGCTCGTTGTGGTTCCTTTCGTCGTAGAGCATTCAACATCAGACATGCAGCTAATGAAGATTCTAGAGTTGAAGCATTAGAGTTTGAAGTTGATACAGGTACTCATTAATGGCACTACCTCCTCCTCCGACAGCAGACTCCCAAGGTAGTTACGCTTGGCTTGAATGGTTTAGGCAACTTCGTAATTATATTACTCAAGTAGGTTCTGTTCCTTGGAGTATTATTGATTTTGCTGGTTCTACTCTATCTAGTATTTCTAGTAGAAGTCATCAAGTTCTACAAGCACTACAAGGTGGTACTACAGGAGAGTACTACCATCTAACTAGTGCAGATTACAATAGATATAAAACAATTGAGAATGTAACACCAACAGCAGGAACTACCATCACAGTATCAGATACTACACGATACTATGTTATGACTCCTGCTGGAACTTTAGCTACTCTTACAGTTAAGATGCCTGCTAATCCAGTTGATGGTCAAGAAGTATGGATTAGTTCTACTCAAGTAGTGACTACCCTTACACATCAAGCTAATACAGGTCAGACTCTTAATGGCGCTCTCACTACTATTGCTGTTAATGGTTTCGGTGCTTGGGTTTATAAACTCAGTAATACAACTTGGTATAGAATTGGTTAATAATGGTTAAGTATAGTTTTCATATTGTATCTAAGAACTACTTAGATAAGTATTGGAATCAGGTGGAGGAGTATCTTCACTCTGGTCTTTTAATGTGCGAAGGGGAACTAGATGTTAAACAACTTAGATTGCTCTGCATTCAAGGGTTGGCTAATCTAATAATTATTCTAGATTTAGAAACTAGTAATCTTGTTGGTGCACTTGCTTTTGAATTTGTTTCATATCCTAACTATCGTGCTGCTAATATAATTAGTTATGGTGGTTATAACTTGTTAGCTTCTGAAGAAGACTTCAATCAACTAAAAAAAGAACTAGCTAAGACTGGAGTTTCTAGACTCCAAGGTTGGTGCAAACCTGCACAAGCTAGACTATTTAAACATAAGTACGGATTCACAACTCCGTATGAAATGATCAGAGTCTCTCTGACAGAGGAGAATTAGTATGGGTGGCGGTGGTGGACTTGGTAATCTAATTACACTTGGTGCAATAATCTATACCGGCGGTGCCGCTGCTGGTTTGTGGGGAGAAGGTTTAGCTACTGGTGCTATGGAACTTGGCGCTGAGGAGGGTCTTATTGGTGCTGGTTCTTCTGGTGGTGGCGCTTTCGGAGGTGTTCTTTCTGACGGTCTAGCAACCACTGGTTTTGGAGAAGCTACTTTAGGTGGTGCTGCTCTAGCTAATGCTGGAGGTTGGACTACTGATCCCACTACTGGACTTCAAACATGGAGTGGAGATCCAGTTACCACTGGTCTTGATACTACTATTACTCAACTAAGTAATGGTGAGTTCCAACTTCCTGATTGGGCTTCTAATTCAGTTGATAACATGGGATTTAACAATGCTATTTCAGATACGGCTAAAGAAGCTGCCAACTCTTTTGGAGCTACTGGTGATGTATCAGTAAGTAACCCAATTGGTTCTCTTACAAACAACAGTCCTATCTCAATTAATAGTCAACTTAACTACCCAAGTGTAGATGCTTTTAGTACTGATACTACGGCTCTAAATCCAAATATCAATACTACTACTCCCACACCAGACGTTAATAGTTACGGGGATGTTGTAAACACATCTACTAACTCTTCTCCTACTTTAGATGGTATAACTTCTGATGGTGGTAATGCTGCTAATGGTATTTCTCAGAATGGTGGTAACACCGGATTTAAACCACAGAATTACACATATGAAAATAAAGACTTCCTTACTGGTAAGAATGGTACTGGTATGACTGCTGATGTAAGTGATATAGCTCCTAATTTTAAACAAGGATTAGAAATGAATAATCTACCTGATATCTGGAATAAAGCAAATACCCCGCTATGGGATAGTGGTTCTAAACTATTCAAAGCTCCAACTCCATTAGGTATCGCTGGTAGAGGTCTTGGTGCTCTCTTTGATATGAAGAGCAACAAAGATGCAATGGATATGTATCGTCAGCAGATGGAACGATTTAGTACTGATCCTAATCGTGCTCGTGGGGATACTGCCAATCAACTCTGGACGGACAACTTTACTAATCCTTCTGCTGGTTATGATACCTTTATGCAAGGTGCTGGTAGAGACTTCGTTAACCAAGCTCGTGCAGCTGCTGCCAAGTCTGGTACTCGCGGAAGTTACCTAGACAGTGGTAAGATGCAAACTGATCTAGCTTCCCTCTATGCTAAGAATCAATTTGATCGTTCTAAGGCGATTGCTGGCGGGTTCTCTGCTGCTCCTCCATATGCTGCTTCTATGGTCCCCGGTTACGCTGATATGATGCGTAATCAGTATGCACCACTTAGCAGAGCTGTTAATAGCGTTAATACACAATTCAAACTATCTGATATGTTCGGAGACCAATAATGGCACTACCACAAATTCAAACTCAGGATACCTCTTATAAACCTTGGGGTATGGCCGCAGGGGAGATTGTAGGTGATGAGGGTGTCTATAAAGAAGCAGCTAACAACCAAGCACTCCAAGATTCTATTCTAGGCAACATAGTTAAACAGAAGGACGCTATGGTTGCTCAAGGTCAAATGAATAATCCTAATTGGCTTAAAGAGAAATTAGCTGGAGAAATGGGGCAAAGCCAATCCCTTGCTGCTGCTGGGAAGGTTGATACACAACTAGCAGATTCTAAGATCAAGGCTGGTATTGCAAAGCACGTAGCTGAAACTTCAAAAGCAAAGATTGATAATGAGTTAAATCAAGCTCAACAAACCAATATGGCCTTGGATAAACTCATTGCTGCTGGTGAAGCTACAGGTTATTCTGGGATGCAGTTCGAGTATGGTGCTAATACTATTGCACAACAGATCGGTGCTGATCCACAATTGATTCAACAGTTCCTTAAAGCTCCCCCAGAAGGTAGAGCTACTATGTTGAAAGCTCTTAAAACTTCAACTGAAAAGACTCTTACTTATACTCCTGAAGTTCTACGTAAGATGGCTGAGCAAGAGAATAACTGGCAAGCTCATGGCGAGTATGTTACTGGTCCTCAGAATGAATCACATGAGAAAGTTGGGGCTGCTAATAATTCCACTGCTATTCAAGTTGCTCGTATTAATGCAGAGGGAAGACTAGCTGCTGCTAACGCTCGTAATAAAGCACAGGATCTATTATCTCAAGCGCAAGCTGGTAAACTCTCTTATGAGAAAGCAGCCACTGCTTTTGAAATTATGGCTAGTATGTCGCAAGACCCAGAAGACATTTCTAAATATAATAAGATGGCCCAAGCTTTTTCTGTTGCCGATCAAAAATCTAAATCAGCTGGTCGTCAAGTTCCTGTTGATCTTTCTGCTGTTGGAGTTCAAACACAACAGATTACTCCTACTTTAGGAGCAGATCAACCAACTCCAGTGGGCCAAACTAAGAGTGGAGTTAAATACAAGGTACTCAAGTAATGAAGATTCAGTTTGAAAATGGAACTGTAGTTGAAGTAGATGACCATGCTACTGATGCTGATATTGATGAGATCCATTCTCAGGTAGTTGGTTCGTCTAAATCAAAAGCAATGCAAGGTCTAGAGGCGATAGAACCCTCTGTTCAATCTACTACAGAAGAGAAACCACGAGCACTTGACTATCTCTCTGCTCCGATTGAAACTGCTGGTTCAATCATATTAGGTTCTGCTGCACAGGGATTGGCGAATATTCCAGCTGCTGTTATGGATGTAACTGGTATAGGAGACCCCAATGAATTTTTAAAGGAGACTTCTAAATGGATACCGAAACCAACGTCTAAACTTGGGGAAGAACTAACTCATAAGGCTGGTCAAATCATTGATCCTCTCAATGCAGTAATGCCTAACTTACAGATGATGCACGCACTATCTTCATCTGGACCACTACCAAACCCACTCCGTAAATCTGTTGATCCTAAACTGGACGCAGCTAAAGCTGAGTTTGAAGCAAAGCAAGCAGAAGCAAATAGTCCTGCTAATACTTTTGCTGCTCGTAAAGCTGGTTTCACTTTTAACACGCAGACTCGCAGACTGGAGCGTGGTAGTGAGTATATTGATCCCTTAACTAACCAGATTATAGATCAACGTCAAGGAGTTCAAGGACAAACTACTCCACGTGTTGATGAACGTTTCAAAGAACCAATACAGATACCAGAAGAGCGTCGCCTAAGTCATCAAGCTGGAGAACCACTCATTACATTCCCTGATGGTACGACTATGACTCGTGCTGAGTGGGAGCAACGTGGTCGTCCAGAGCCTAAGAAAGAACTTACCACTGAAAATGAGTTCTACAATCTTCTGAAAGAAGAGGAGCAGAAACTTACTCAAGATGTAGATACTTCTGAGGTACGTAATCCTTATCTACAGGGAGATAGAACTGTTAACACTGAAGTTGACAGTATTTCTGGTCGTCCTATTTTTCCTGAAGATGCTATAGTATCCGAGAAACCGATTATTAGTGAACAAACTGGTAAAGAAATTGCTGGTGCTTTTGTCAAAGGCATTGATGGTTATTATCTCAATCCTAAGTATATATCGGAACTTTGGTTTAAACTTAAAGATAGCACTAAAGAAAAACTAGGTCTTCGTAGTGCTGAAGATCTGCAAGATTTCGTAGAAATGCATGAACGTCAGCATTGGAGTGACTATAAAGAAACAGGAAAGATTCTGCACGATGGGGAATCAGTAGATGCTGCTGAACGTCGTATTAATAATTGGGTGAAAGAGCAGAGAGATCCTCTAACTGCTGATGATTCAGTTGGTCCAGCACAACTACCAGATAATTTCAAAGAACCTTATGATGGTGCTCCAAGATTTACTCCAGAGAATACTAAAACTCCGGCACAGTTGCGTGCTTTTAAAGAAAATTTAGAACGTACTCTTGAATCAGTTAATTCTAAAATTGCTGAGTTAGAACTTCCCGGTAAGGATAGTGGAGTTGCTGATGTAGCAAAACTAGATGCTTATCGTAAAGGATTGGAAGAACAAATCTCAAGACTTCAGGATACTATTTCTGAGGGAAGAAAGAGAGGTATTTCTTTTGAACCTAAGTCTAGTAAATCCACTGAGGCCGGTCCCGGCGGAAAACAAGGCGGTGGTGTTAATTTTGGTTTCTCTGAAAAGGTAGTCGACACTGTTAAGAAGTTACTTGATAAAACTCCGTCTCTTAAGGATTTTGCTGAGCATCTTGGCAGTACTCCTGATAATCCAGTAGTACGTCAATTATACAATAAGTACTATGGTAAAGAGGTAGTTGATCTTACTCCAGAACAAACAGTAATCTCTAAGATTCCGGGTCTAAAAGAAACTATTAGTCCAGAACTACAACCACTTCCAGATATGATTGAAAGATGGAAACATGAAACTGATTTGTCTTCTGGTCCTGTTGCTCGTGCTCTTAGGGAGAATCTAAGTTCTGGTGGTCGTATGACTGCTGCTAGAACTGGCAACTCTTTTATTGACTGGAATGTGGAGAACATTCTAGGAGAGACTCGTCGTGCTCAAGTAGTTATCAAGAAGATTCAAAACGAGATTAAGGGAGAAGCTAACAAACTTACTGGTTCTATCTTTCAACAGTTTCGCACTAAGGGAGAAAGTGCCAAGTTATTTGTTCAAGCAATGCACGATCTTCTTAAATCCGAGGGTAAGTCAGAACTACCAGATATTGCTCCGGAAGCTAAGGCATTAACTGAGAAGATTAGAACTGCTCTAGATGACCTTGGTCTTAAAATACAAGCAGAACTTAAATCTCAAGGCGTAGAGAATTTTCAGTGGCGTCCTAACTATCTAGCTGGAACTTTCTTTGGACCGTATAGATCACTAGTAAAAGATTCTTCTGGTAATATTATTGGTGTTATTGCTGGTAAAACAAAAGCAGAGGCAACACATGCTCTTGACTATGTTAAATCAAATATGCCTGATGTTACTTTTGATCTTGTTTCTTACGACCCTAAATTTGATACTGGTCCCGGATCACTTGGTGCTCGGTATGGAAAAGCTAGCGAGGTTCTAGAGTTACTTCGGAATCAAAGTGAATCTGCTAAAGAATTACAAAATCATCTTGGAGACTTTTATACTAAAGTACAAGAAGACTACATGGGATATAAGCAGCACTTTAAACCCAAGACTGGAGTATTTGGGAGCGAAGGAAGTCGTCCTTGGGCTGATGCTCTATCTAATGCTCGTGATCTTCTAGAAGCCCAACTTGGGGTTATAGATCATGGTTATCATTGGTTAGCTGAACAGAAGTTAGCTAAGGATATGAAAGAGATTCTGACTAATGATGAGATAAACCTACCAGAATCCAAACGTTATATCAATGAATATCTAGATCATGCTTTTGGAAGAACAGAAGATAATGTAAAGATGTTCGATGCTGCTATGGGATTTACTGCTAATGTACTAGGAATCTCTCCGTCTGCTTTTAAGGAGATGACTTCTATTATGCGCAATACGGCCCTTACAGGTACTCTTGGAGTGTCTGGTGGATTCGTGTTAACTCAGTTTGTACAAGTACCACAGGCTCTTGCTATTGGGTTTAGCAAAGCAATCGGGGAGGGTTTTCACGGAAGTAAATCTGGATCTTCTATGATTGGTGGTATGGATCTAGTGAATGGTATCAATGGTAAGTTTGAGAACATGACTGCTGAGGGAAGATACTTCTTTAAATACTTCACTGATAATGGGGTCATGGACCCACACTTAGTTGAACATACTATCCATAGAAAAGTAATCACTACAACTGGTATGAATCCCATTCAGAAGGCAGTGTGGGAATCAGTTAATGGTGCTTTTAAAGGAGCAGAACTTCTCTCAGGTGTAATTGGTAAGGTATCTATTGAGAAACCTGAAGCTTGGACTCGTGGGACTTTTGCTATGACTATGGCTCACTTCTATAAGAGTGCTGGTATGTCTCTTAAAGAAGCTGTTATTAAAGCTGACAAAGATACATCAGTTCTGTTCGTGGATTACTCTGCCCAAGAACGAGCAATGGCTTTCCAACGTATGGGAGAAATGGGGAAACTAGCTAGTACAGTTTCTACTTTTAAACTTAATAACCTTAACCAATGGTTCACATTCTCTAATAAGAAGATGTATGGCACCCTAGCTGCACTTGCTCTTACTTCTTGGTTTACTGCTGGTTTATTTGGGATGCCGGGGTTAGATGAATCTGAGTTTGGAGCTACTTGGTTAAAGTCTAAGGGATTTGATATTAAAACCCCTAGAGAATTTATGCTCACTAACCTTCCCTCTGTAGCTACTTTTGGTCCCCTATCTAAAGCACTTACTTTATTTGGTGGTCCAGATACTTCTTTACATCGTAAATTTGCTCAGGATAATATTGTACCTGATGATCTAGTTTCTTTTATTTATCCACTTCTTTCTTTCTATACTAACAAAGTAGATAAAGGTATTGATTGGGTTAAGAGTGGATTTGCTAAACAGGAAGGTGCTGTTTTAGCCAGAGAAATAGTTCCGGGTAACTTTAAGTATGCTGTTGATTATCTTGGATTAACTAATGATAAGGGACTTACTATAGATCCCAATCAGATTCATAATATTACACCAGCCCACTATGATCGTACAAAGAATGAATGGAAGTTAGCTGCTGCTTTGGGAATTACTTCTCAACGTGAATTCCTATCTAAGCAAATTAATCAGTTGGATAAGATCTCAGAACAAGCTTGGAAACAATCTACTGTCCGTAAAGTTAATCTTACTATGTCAGCTTTTACTGATGGCGATAAAGAAAAGTTTACTAAGTTATATGGTGAAGCATTGCGATATAATCCAGATGCTGCGAAACAAATCTCAGATCATATTCAAGGTAATGTAGTAGCTGGTGCTCTTCCTCTGGAGAAAATGCTAGACATTCAATTTGCTAAACATGCTACTTCTCCGCATGGAGTTAAGATGTTACAGCAGTTCCAAAAAATGAAAGAAAATAAATAATGACTGAAGATTTTAATCTCGCCGTTACCTTCTCCCTTAAATGGGAAGGTGGTGAAAAATATACTAATGACCCTGTTGATCCCGGTGGTGAGACTAAGTATGGTATTAGTAAGAGAGCCTATCCTGATGTAGATATCAAGAGTCTTACTCTTGCTGAAGCTACTCTTATTTATAAGAGGGACTATTGGGATAAACTTAATTGTGATAACTTGGGAAAGAAGCTAGCAATAGCTGCTTTTGATTGTGCTGTCAACTGCGGAGTGGGGAGAACTAAATCATGGCTTGCGGAACTAAACGAAAAGGAAAAGGTGGAGGCGGTAAAAAGAAGTGATAAGTGGCTTCTTCAACGTCGAATCCAGTACTACAAAATTCTAGTCGAAAAAAAACCAGCCCTCAATAAATATATCAAGGGCTGGTGTAATCGAGTAAATGACTTGTCTAAATACGTGGATATTGTGACAGCCTAGTTTTATTTTTTTCGCTCTTTAACATCCACACTACATCGACCAGCTTTACGCTGGTCTTTGTTTATCTCCATAGACAATAATTACTCGAACGATTCCAAGATCTAGGATGAACACGTCTTGTTCAAACTGGAACTCACAACCAATCATAAAACCACTTATCCATTGTAATAGAATCATGAACCGCAAGTACCTCCTTTCCCACCAATTTCACAGATATCATTCTCCTCGTACACAACACCTTTGTGTTTGATTGCTTCACTATATGGTACCTCAGTCAGGGGTTGTCCACCACGTGAACCATCAGGGTAGCAGGTAAATCCCCGGAGTCGTGGTGCATAATTTGCAAGTGTGTTTGCAAAAGTTCCAACATCTTGGGGAGAATTTCCTTTGGTTCCCCAAGGCGGGAGATTGATAGTTGATGAGATGGACATGTCAACGTAGTCCTGTATGTCTGCTTGAAACTTGATTCGTCGTTCGTAGTCATGGCTTAACTTGTAAGCTGTGTCGATTGTGTCTGGGTCGAGTCCGAACTGTTTGATGAGGAGATCGGCTGTGGAATCGACGACATATTCGTATTTCCACTTAGTACCATCAGAGAGATACCTTCTCTTATAAGCGACTGCAAATAATGGTTCAATTCCAGTAGTCGTCCCTGCAAGGATACCAATAGTGCCAGTTGGTGCAATGGCTCGGTATGCAATGGGTTTACTGATGAATAGTCTTTCACAATGCTCATCAGCTGCTCGTTTAGATTCATGTTGGTAGACATCTAACCATCCTTCTAATTCAGTATTGACTTCATAACTATAACCTCTTTGCAAGAGCCACTCATGGATACCCATAAGTCCCAGTCCAAGACGACGATTCTTTTCACGAACAGCATACACTTTATCGTAGGGTAAGTCTGCACGTAATGTCCCGCAAACCAAGAATTTGGAAGCCAGTGTAACCACGTCTTTGAACTCAGCAATACTAGAAATATTACCAAGATTAACACTACCAAGATTGCAAACATCTGAGTCATCTTCTGATGTAACTTCAGTGCAGGCATTTCGTAGTGTTTCATTCTCTTTATCTCCGAAGTTGAAACTGAATCCCGGTTCTCCAGTCATCATTGCTTGTTTGCAGTTCTCAAGAAAAACTGAATTACCTGCTTCACAACCCCAAGCATCATCATAGTTGATACTTATGTTAGTCATGTCTAAATGACCGGGGAAATTAAAATCAGCTGCTTTCTCCCGTACTGTTATTTCATTCCAGTTCTTTGCCACCATAAATTTTGGAATGTCTTCGTGCTGCCAGTTAATAGAGGCGTAAATTGCAGAACGCCTCGAACCTCCCTGCATAACTGATCTTCCAATCTCATTAATTGCAGACATGAGTGGAATAGGCCCGGACGAAGTTCCGCCAGTGCGGGATAAAGGTTTACCTTCTGGTCGTAAGCGCGAATAATCAATGCCAATTCCACCCCCTGTAGTGAGACAGTTCATTGCTCTCCAAGTTACATTGGCCCACTCTTCTCTGGTGTCTTCTTCTGCGCGTAGAAGGTAACAGTTGTTATAGGCTTTGTAAGGTCGTCCAGCATAGTAGAGATAACGTCCACCGGGTACGAATTTAAATTCTTTAATATACTCTGCAAGCTGTTGCCTATCGCCTTCACTAAGGAGAGGACGATCGGTTCCCCAACGACTTCCACAAACGTCTTCGACAAGTCGATCCGCAAGAGCGTCCCAAGAATCTTCTGGTCCTTGGGCATACTTTTGTCGAAAGATGTTTCTGGCAAAACTGGTTTTAAATCGCTCATGGTACATCCCTTTGAAACTCCTTTACTTGGTTTTCTCCATCTCGTTCTAATTCTTTACGAACGCGGTACTTCTTTTTACCATGAGTCTTCTCGGTATCCTTCTGCCGGAAAGTCTTCTTGTTCGTTTTCAAATTCTTTTGCGAGTTGTTCATACTTATCTTCTATTTTATCTACAAACCTATCTACTAGATCCTCACTAGAGATATCTAATACCTCTAGTAAGGAAATCTCATCAATACGCTTGAGATGATTGATTACATCTGCAAGTGTTTTCATATAAGTTACTTTACTGCTACTCCATTTAACTTCTCAAATGTACGCATGCCACCTAGACCAAGCATACCAAGCAATAGTGTCAAGAGTGTGCCCATATCAAGTTGTACAATTTTAGGAATAAAGGCAACTAGAACAGGATAGATTAGAAATTGATACCCAAGTCCTGTACCACATACCCATCCAATATATGGTCGCCAACCTGACGTAAACATATTTGGATTTGTTGCCTCTGCCTTGTTAATATCCAATTGGCCTTGTACAAGTTGTACAGCAGCAGCAAGTTGCTGCTTCTCCTCCTCAGACTTATCCGGCCAAATTTTATTAACAACTGTTGTTGCTAAATTTGCAACCTCTCCTACACCAGTAATATCAAGTCCCATTTTCTACCTCCTGCTTCTTTTGTTTTTTGTAGGATACATTTAGTTCTCGAATAGACTTGATCATAGCTACTGGTATTTTAATTCGACTATTGCTTTGGGCATGATGTTCTTTATCAATACTAGAAGCAATAACAATTGTATTGGTTCCTTTTGCAATAACGAATCCAACAGTAATCATTAGTTCTTCTTCAGTATCTACATCTTCATGTGTTTCCCATCCGAATGTAGTAGCAGCATCATGCCATTCTACAATTACAAGAGGAAGACCAAATTTATCAGCCATTATCGGTTATCTCCAGAACCTCCGATAACTCCACGTGCTTTACGATCTTCTAGTTTAGCCCAGTTACGTTGGAGAACATCCTCAGCATTAAAATTAAGTTCATCACAGAGACGAGCAAGGTACCAGAATACGTCACCAATCTCATCAATAGTAGCCATTACATCAATGCCGCCATCACGGATTTGTTTCTTTACTTTTCCTGCTACTTCACCAGCTTCACTAGTAAGACCTAATGCTAGGTATGAGATTGCTTGCTCTTTAGGATAGATTGCTGTCTGACGTGTCAGTTTCTGATAAGCTTCTAGATTCATTAAATTTCCTTTTTAAAGTTTCAATATAAATGGTAGCATCCATGAGTTCTTCTTGTAGATGTTGCAGCCATTCAATGGCACCAAGATCAGAACGTTCAGTGGTTACTCCATACTTAATTAGTCCTACATTAGACCTACTGATTAGATTCTCTACTACCTTTTCTACATTGCTGTCTATGATTGTATAGATCTTTGTTTTCTGGATATAGGAATCTGGGGTCAAAGGTATGTCCTTCCTCAATTGCTTTTCGTTCATAGGCAGCATCTAAACAAGAAGGAGGAGGATAAGAAACACTAGTAGATACTTCATCATACATTAGCAAACCTTTCATGCCTCAGTCGATTTTTTCTACTTCTAAACCAAGTCCCACAATCAGAGCAACGATAACGCTGATAAGCGCAGGTTGATGTGTACGATAGGCCGCGTTTATGGTAATGAGTGCCACCACAATGAGGACAAACATTAGGCTCTTCGGTATATAGTCCCAGATTCGGATGATTTTTAATCCAAGGTAGAAGTTTAAAGTATAGATTTTCCAACATAAGTACGTCATTCTTATTGTACTTTTCCATTAACTTCCAAGCCTTCTCATCGTGGTTCATACAATCAATCCATAGTTGGAATGAAGTTTCAACCTTAGATCCAAGACCTAAACGTTGGCAAATGTAATCTAATTTATTAGATGTGAATCTAAATTGTCCACGTGCTGTATTAATTAGATCAACTTGTTTATATGGAGCTGGTGGAGGAAATCCTAGAATCAGAAATTCTTTATTCAGAGTAGGGATATCAAAGGACTTGCCATTAAAGGAGATAACTGCATCTGCTTCATCTAAAAGTTTGTGGATATTTGATAGCATCTTTTTACTACCTGAGTGGTAGATAGAGTCAAACATCACTTTCTTTTCACCAGCCCATTTGGCAGACCAACAGAGAACCTCACTGCTATCTATTAGACGAGCTAGTGGGATGGTTTCTTTAAAGAGTTTCCAGACGTATGCTGTGTTTGGTGACGTCTCTATGTCAAGAAAAAGTATCTTCATTATTTCAATTCCTCTAGTAGAGTTTGTGCTCGTCTTGATATGTCTAGGAAATTTGCCAAAGCTGAGAATCCGTCTAAAGCTTGCCCTTGGTTTGCTAAATAAGGCTTTTTACTTTCAAAAGCTTCTAGAAGGAAACTCAAGTCTTCCAGTATTTTTCTTTCTCTTTGTGCGTTTGAATAATTCATTATTGAACTACCTCAGGACCATCGTGCAATTGGTCTACTGTAAAACTCCCCTTCTGTACACACGGTTTAGCCCCTTTTGCCAACACCCCGTTTAGTCCTACTTCGAGCAGGAACTGCACTTGCTCCGGACTCAGGTTCGCTGATACTTCCACTGATCCGTCGTCGAGTTCGATTGTTTTTTGAATTTGCATTGTAGGTTAGTATCTCCGCAGGTATGCCGTCTTTCCAGTCATACCATTCTATGTTATTTTTAGTCGCCCATTCTCCGTAGGTCGTTTTACTGCGCTTGCTTAGTCTAACCTTCGAGTTTTGAAATATGATGGCGATTCTTTTATCTGGGTGCTGTTCACGAAGCCACACATGCTTAATGCGATCACTGGCATCCCACTTCCCTTTACACTCAATGTAGGCACCGCCCTTAGTCTTGAAGTCAGGGACATAAAATCTCTGCTTACTCGGTTGGATGAAACTGATTCGCTCTGGTTCATGCTCTGCATTAGTTCCAAGGAATTCTCCTACAGTTTGCTCAAACTTGGATCTGTAATTTGGATCGTTAGGCCGCTTCTTTTTCGGAATCGTCATTAACTATATCCAAAGCACACTGTTTGTTGTCCGGCCTGTAATGACCTGTTAGTTGCCATCGACAGGGGAACCATTCATCTCCTTCTCGGTAGGCACCATGGACTGGCGAATCTCCTCCGCCTTCTGCATTATAGAGAGTAACTTCTGATCCGGCTCTAGTTCTAATTGGGAGTTTCCAATCAATTCGTTGATGTTCCAAATGTCTCCCTCCTTTCTCCAAATCCAAAGACAAGATCCATAGATATACATCAGTTCGTCGTTATTGTACGCTCCCCTGCATGTATCAAACATCTCTTGTTCTGTTTCACAACCTTCAAGCATTCGTGCAGCTTTCTTTTCACCTAAACCAGCTACACCGGGGATTCCATCTGCTCTGTCTCCTTTGAGTAGTTGTTCGTAGAAGTGACGAATACCCCCCATATATTCTACTGTGTACCATTCGTTTTTAACGAAGTTATAATGGTTTCCGGGAATTTGTAGGAGATCTTTATCAATAGAACAGATGATACTATCTTCTGTTTGATTATATCCAAGCATATCATCAGCTTCACAACCATGAGATATTTTGGCGTTCCAATTAGTTACCAAATACTCTTTACATGCTTGCCTCCAACGAGGATCTTGGACTTCCTTTCTATGGGCTTTGTACTCAGGAAATAACTTATACCTAAAGTTATCATCACCAGAAAGGAATACTTCATAAGTATCAGACTGTGTTACGTGTAAGACTTCACGTATTGATCTGTCCAGACGAAGAAGACAGATTGTTTCATCTGTCTCTTCGCTGGCAGCAGCAGTCCTATAGGCGAAGATATCGCCATCTAGGAGAGCTTTCATTTAGGTTCGGACAATATTAAATCCGAGAGCACTAGTAGCTGGATTACCACGATATCCAATTGTTCGTAAGTATTTACGAATTGCACTACGTGCTGTTTCGTAGTCAGGGAATCGGATCTTTAGAATATTCGGTAGTTTCATACTAGTGTTAGTTACTTTATACATATAGTCTCCTATTAAATAACGTCTGATTGTAGTGATTCAAGCGATTCTACTTCTGGAGTATCTTGCTTACCAAATACATAGGATTCAAAATACTTTGCTACTTCTACTACTTCTTGTACTGATGGAACTTTTTTGGTATTGAGAGCAAGATACTCAACAGCATTGGAAAGACTAGATTGACGTACAATGAGAACTTGACGATTTGCTCGTTCTTCTGCTGTCTCGTATGTACTCTTAGGAGTCGCATTTCCGGCTGGCTTCGCCGCCGTCATGCTCCCAGTACCATCTGAGATACCAACCCAATCCCAGTAACCTTTGTCGTTCTTCTCGCTCTTGATATCAAAAGCATCACCAGGTTTTGCACTAGTGAGTCGTTTGAATACATCAGCAGCGTTACCAAAAGACATAACCTTTTTACTGGTTACTTTACCGTCGCTCTTGTAAGCGACTTCCATCATTTTATATTTACCTTTGTCCTCTACGGACACTGAGAGCACTTCAATTTGCATATATTTACCTATCCTCTATAAATAAGGTTTACTACATTAATTTACTACTGGTACTACTATTATACCATCTCCTTTGTACTCGGTCAAGTTATACTTGTCCATTCCGTAGGAAATTTCACAGCGTACAGGAAGATTAAACTCAACTCCGAATACCCGTTCAAAGTTCATGGGTATATCGTTAAATACTTCTTGAAACAAGTTGCAAACTTTTACGACTTCGTGGTTTGGTACATCTACCACAATAGAGTCGTGAATCGTGTTTACAAGGCATCCCATAATTTTAGCTGTATGGAATCTCTTTCTAAAGCTGACTCTTGCGAGGGCCATGAGGTCCGCCGCAAGCCCCTGAACTGGATAGTTGAGGATTTTGGTACGAGGCCAGACCAGATCTCTTCCCCGCTGGGTGCTATTAAAGTTATAAAAGCGTCCCGTTGGCATTCGTAGCCTTCCAGTAGAAGAAGCTTCGGACACAAGAGCGGTGTGCCATTTTGCGATTCCGCTATATTTATTGTAGAATTCATCAATTACTCCTTGCCAGAATTTTTCTGAAGTTGATACTTCTGTAAAGTCTGGATCATTCGCATAGCTGTAAGCCTGCCCTCCATAGATAAGGCGAAAGACGAATGTCTTTGCAATAAGCCGAGAAGGAAGTCCAAATCGTTCTTGGTTAGCTGTATGTTGATCAATCGCTCTGACGATTTCATCAATGGCTGTCTCATCTTGCGATAAATACGTCGCACAAACCCACTCGATTGCTTTCCCGTCCACATTCACTAGCATAAAAAAACCTTAGTTTGTTTTTTGCCTCTTGACTTAACCATTTGTCAATGAATTCAACTCCATCTTTTAAAAGAAAATGTTCAAAATCCATAAGCATGTAGTGGAAACATGCCTCTTCTCCGTTAACTTCTCCAAATTTACATTCATCTGGTGATGTATCAGGATCAGTCCACATATCGACTCCTTATAAGTTTGTCTACTTCTCCGGCAAAGTTTTGGAGGTTTGGTCTTGAACTGGAAAGCCGACCAGTAGCAGCGACACATTGGTTGAGATTTCCATGAATTGTTCCAGGAGGCCAGTCCATCTCTTCGATAAGTTCTGGGATTCCTCGGTAGTAAGTTCCAAGAAGCTTGCTCGACTTAGATCGTTCCAGAATAAGGTCAAGTCTTTTACGAGCTTCCCTGTTGCATTTAATACTTCGTAGAGTTCCTTCGTCTGTCGCATAGTAACCTTCCTTAATTAGTTCTGAGCCTTCTGGTGGTTTGATTAGTTGTGGTAGATTATATGTATACTCTACAATTTTGAACCGTGGTAAACCAGTTTTTGCGCCGGTCTTGTATACCCCGATAGGCAATCTAACTTCATCCACGATAGTGCCACCGTACAAATAAGCAGACAAGTGATCACGACTTTGGAAATTGATAGGAATATTTTCATAGCCTTCTTTCAGTCTACACTCAATTTCATTGATTCGTTTAAGTTCTTGATTAGCAAGTTCCTCTGCTCTGGAGACATCAAAATCCATTCCGTTCCATTCCATATCTTGGAGGCAGAGTAGGTCTTGACAGTGTAGTTTAAAGAGTTTGTAGAGTTGGGGATCTTTTCCGAAGAGTTTGATTTGATGATGATAGACCCTCTCAGTCAACAGCAAGTCTTGTTTGAGGTATTCTTGCAACACTTCTTCTGGGATGGCATCTGTGTCGATTTCTTTTGACCAGTATTCATTAGCAACCACATCCAGCTTGCTACCAAGGCCATATTCACTAGCAACACTGTTAAGACTTGGGTAGGGGTTAGATTGGCCTGTGAGGAGAAAGTGAGCCAACTGACAATCCCAGACAGCGCAATGACTAAAATCAATTTCATGTCGTTGTATCCAATGTAAATCAAACTTAATATTAAATCCTACAAGAAGGTTAGTAGCTGTAATCCTGTCTTGTATTTCTTGTCTATCTAATCCAAGGTAGTTTCCAATACCTACTAGCACTAATTTGTTGCGGCGTGAGAATGGATTTCCTTTCTGAAAGATAGTACTTTCTACGTCAAGGACTTGGTACTTCATCTAATACCTCTACCTCCTGCCATGCTGGCAAATGAACTACATTACCATCTTTATCATGACAGTAACTATACATTCCATCTATATGATGGAACTTAACTACTTCTTCTAATTCAATTGGCCGTGCATCAGGGGGTGCGGTTGGATTATTTAGGATTGGTCGTACCATTGTGTTACGTGGAACTTCATATAGTTTCAAAATATTTCCTCACTTCATGAAAGTTAATTGGTGTATATTTGATTCGTTCAACAGATACGTTTAAATATCTGCTATCTGGTACTACTTGATTATGCAAATGTCCATGTACTTGTCCTCTCCATCTTTCCAAAGATAGTGGATGAATGGGGATGTGAGCAAGTAGAATCTTGTCAAGAACATGTGAGGCTCGGATGTCTTTAAACAGTTGTGCATACTGACTAAGTTTAAACCAGTTGTCGTGATTCCCCTTAATTAGAACTTTTCTTCCGTTCAGTCTAGAAAAGATTTGTTGGACGTATGGAAATTCAGCAAAGGCAACATCTCCTAGATGGTATATCTTATCATCTGGTTTTACTACTGCATTCCAGTTCTTGATCATTTGCTCATCCATTTCTCCGACTGTTTCAAAGTATCTAAGAAATGATCCGTCATCCTGTTTAAACTTCAGAATATTTTCATGTCCAAAATGGGTATCACTTATTAACCAAGTCTCTATTTTATCCTCCTATATCTCGGTAACGTGCTATCTCAGGTTCAATGATTACTTCACAGAAGCCGTGCCTAAGTTTTGGATCACTGTCCACATCTCCGTGCAGTTTGTTTTTGCTGATGTTGATGTAGCGAGTGAACTCCCTTCCTTGTTCATTGCTTCTACCAATTCCGATAATGAAGTCGGCTTCGGCTTGCTTTGTTGTTTTTGCACTTGTGACGTGTCCCATGTTAAGCCATTTGACTCCTTCAGCTGTTCCGTCTGCTTGACAGACTCCAATAACTGGGCAATAAGTTTTAGCAAGTTCTCGCGCCCATTGATAAATTGCTCCGAGTTTAAGATCTTCTCGATCTCCAGTAAATCCTTTGACTTTATCAATTTGGTCGATAACAACCAAGGAAGGGGAATACTTGGAGCAAAGATCTTCAATTTGTCGTTTATAGACTGAAGCATCATCATATAATCGGAGGTTTCCTTTGGTATTTCTAAAGTATCTAGCCTTAGATTCATTACGATCCCTCATTAATTCATCAGTTGTTACTCCTAAAGAAGCTTGATACAACCTGGACATTACCTTGTTGCCCTGCTCTTCATTGTTAATCCATAGTACAGGACTAGAAGCTTGCTCCGCAAAATAGCTAACTTCAGAAGCAAGGAAAGTTGTTTTCCCAGTTTCAGGTCTTGCAAATATAAACCCGAAATCACCTTTTCTAATCGACCCAAGCATTCGGTTAAGAGACCCAAGACGCCATCGTAGTCCTTGAGTTGCAACTGTTTGCTGGTAGAGTTCGTCGAGATCGTCTGTAACGAATTGGACTTCTTCAATTTCTTTTTCAACGGTTTCGAAGGTTTCGTATACATCTTGAAGATCCTTTAAAGTTTTTTTACCCAGAGCAAAGTCAAAAGATACAATACCCAGTTTTTCTGCAATATCTCGTTGCTTGATTTGAATGAGAAGCTCTCGTAGAATATCCTCACCAATCTCAGCATCGGTTAGCTCCTTTAGAAGTTGCTCATAGACTTCTCGATCTTTATCCCTCTCAAAGGCACCAGAACTGGCTACAACGGCTTTAAATTCATCGAGGGTTATCACCCTATCAACTCGTTCTAAAAGCTCGTCTAAAGTTGCATATAATGTCTCTAAATACTTATCGTTTTTAATGTTAATGTATTGTCTGTATTCTTTCCAGATAGGGGGATTAAAGAAGAGCTTGAGTATTTGTAATTTAGGATTCAATTATCCTCCGTAGTTGTTCGGTAGAGTAGAACTTCGGATCTAGGTCAGTAGAGACAACTCTACATGGAAGACCAAGTTTATTTAGATTCAAAGAATACTGATAGCTTTCTTTTCTTTTATCTTTATCTAACCAAAGAACAAGTTCTTTTGGTTTATATTTATTATATAATGTAATATATTTACTATAGTCTATACTACTACCAAATAAACAATTACTATTATATATTCTTTGTATTTTAATAGTACTTATTATATCTTCTACAATTATTATACTGTTGTCTTTGGGTTCTGTCAAGGGCTTCCAAACCATTGCTACTGCTTTAAAGTTCCCATGTCCGATCCACTTAGGATGCTTTGGGTTGTCTCCAAAGTATCTTCCTTGCCAGCCGTATAAGAAATTTTTATCGTCAAAGTATGGAAAAATTAAGTATTGTTTTGCTTCACTCCATACTACTCTATTGACAATCAGTTCATTTTGTGTTAGCTCATATTGTTTAAGCCAAGAGTCAGCTACTGATGGAATGTATGGAGCTATGTCTTCTGGCAAAGACACAATTTTTTGATCTGACTCCTTGACATTTTCGATTCGTCTGTTGTGGTATGTGTAGAACAACAGGTGTCCACAGCCGAAGCAATACTCATGATCGGTGTAGACGGCAAGATTGTCTCGGCTTCCACAGCTTGGACAGGGTTGGTGTTCAATGTAGGTTGACATTTCTTTTTACCAAAGATTTTATCATAGTTCTCCCTGTATAAATCAGTGGCTGGTTTGGTTTGTTGCTTGTCACCAGTTATTTCATTTGTACTCATTTCTCCAACTCCTCTATTGCTTCGCGCAGCCGTCGCGATTTGAACTGCTCCTTCCACGCCGCCTCGGCGACGTTCAGCAGCTTCTCGCGCTCATCTAGCAGGGCGAGGATGGTAGAAGGTGGGCAATTTCTGCCCCATGACGCGACGTGAAACAGTTTCCCTTTGTGTTTCTCCGCCGCCTTCCTAAGTTCGGTGTAGTTGGTCATGGCTTAATCACTTTGCAAGGAACATCTTGTCCGAAGGGGACATAGATGGACGAACCGAGAAACAGTTGCGTGTAGGTTTTTCCGTCGACGCACTTGTACGGATCACCACAACCGGACAGGGCTAGACACAACAGGATTGCGTATCTCACGGATTATCCTCCCCTGCGGCTATCATAGCTCGGTGTTCATCAAGTACATCCTCCCATGCCCATCCACCCTTTCCGCTTGACATATCTTCTAGGCAGTCTGTTAGTTCTTTGTAGCGAGACAAAGGAACCACTACGTAGTCAGGCGGAACTTGCCTCGCTAGTTGTGCTTGTAGGTTTGCTATTGCTCCATCCCTGTTCACAATTTCTACGTATCCTTGTTCGGCTTCGCGTTTCCACCATTTCAAACTTCCAATGCCATCATAGTTTGGCACTTGTCGCGCTAGGCGTTCGAGCAGATCGGCGGCTTCGTAGAGTTCTTTCTGGTGTGGAATGTCTCGTTCGTCGTGTGGATCAGGCATGGCAAGGCATCTGATGTACCTGACAATCTTCGCCACGTCATCCGGCAACGGGGCTTTCAGTTCATCAGCCATTTCAATGCCTCCCATATTCCGATAACGATTGAGCCAAACACAGCCACCGGAATTCCAATGGCAATCCATGAAATCGGGTCGTCCCATCTGAAGTCGTACATCATCCCTCCCTTACTCGGCCTGTCCATAAGCTCGGCGTTTGCCGGCTGCCTGTTTTTCTAGAGTTTTAATTTCTTTTGCTGCCCAATCTGAAAACATATTACTCATCCTCTGTTTTTTGTAAGTCTTCTCGTTCTGTTGTAGATGTGTCATCATTTACTCCACTATAGAAGCAATGATTACATAGATCTACAAATTCTTTTGATCCACTGAATTTACGAGTTGCTTCATAGTCGGTTAGGATTTTATCGCAGGCAAGACATTTCATGATTGCTTGGTGATGAAGAAATGATTAAGTTCGTATTCTAAGACATTCATACGATCCCTGGCGTGACCTCGTTCATTGATAGGGCGGCAGTCTTCTCCTTCTTTGTTGAGGTAATCTCGAAGGTTCGGCCATTCTTGTAGTAGTTCCATGAATTCCATTTCTTTTCCTTTGTTGTTATTGTTGGAGTCTTAGTTCTTTTAGTTTCTTAAGACTTTTAGTAAGTCTTTCTATTTCAGCAGAATGTTTTGAAATAAGTAATGATTTTAGTTTATTGAATGCTTTTTCTTTTCCTAATTTTCTTGGGTAGTGATAGAACCCTAATGAGTGTGGTCCAGGTGATTCCTCTACCCTGTCTCCGTCTAGATCGTAGAAAGAAACTTCCCAAGTATCTCTTTTGTATCCTTGTGGTTTAATTTCTACTGTACTATATTTCATGTCAACTCCTTTGGGACCTCAACTTCATCGCCGAGTTTGCTGGCGACGTAGCAGCGCATGGCGGCGACGAGCGGTGTGGGGCCATAACCATACTTACCTCCAGCACCTTTTGCAGTAATGCTCGGTGACGCCTCCCATTCCCGACCGTTACTACACGGTGCGTTACGTTTAAGTCCGATTTCCTCCCGCTCAATGATCGGGCCACCTTGTGCCCAATCGGTTGAAGGTTGCCAGCCATCTTCAGTCCATCGGGTTTCAAGCTGCCCGTTAATGATTGTTACCCCTTCGTTCTCGCACTTCGACACCGCCCAATCAAGTGCGGGGCCGATCAGGTCGTTCGTTTTGATTTTCATTTTAGGATTGCTCCAATGTAAGTGTCGAGAGTACTTCCTTCTAAACCCGGAGCAGTGTTTACTTCCAGAACATAGTTTTGGTTTTCATGCTCATTGTAAATGATATCCACAGCCCCGAAATCCAGTCCCAGAGCTTGAACAGCAAGGATAGCAAGAGCATCACGAAAGATATCTGAAGTGATATCATCACGACAATAAACCCAGCCATTAGCATGATTACGGATAAAAGTATTAAAGGTAGCAGGCCGGTTAATTTCAGTACGCTTTTTCTTTTGTTGAGTATCAATTACTTCTCCTTTGAAGACATGAACTCGGTATTCAGCGCGTTTCTTTTTATATTCAACATATAAAGGTGCTTGTGGTAACGTTCCCTCTTGGATGATTTCAATGCCTTGTCCAGAGTGTCCATTAAGAATACTCCGTACAACGATAGTAGAACCGTTGTCAAGCCAGTTTTGAGCTTCATTTTGGTTTTCTGTCCATCGTGGTGTAAAAATAGAGCAGTTTTCTGTATCACTAAACTGTTTGAATCTTTGAAAACTTTTTAGTTTATTTGCAGTAATTTCTATTTTTGATGGTGAATTCAAATCGATAGTCTCAGCGAAGTTCCAACTAGGAATTGTACTGTTTCCCCAATTGATTACAATATCAGTACGTTTAGGTTTAAATCTACCATCAGGACGTACCATTTTAACACGGTATCCTAGAGAAGATGATAGACCATCTCTCAGATTCCTAGCACTCTGGCTTGCTGTCTTGTATGGATAAATATATAGCACTACTGTTTTCTCCTATTTGCATGCTGCACATAGACACTTGTAATCAATGATTGATTTAAATTCAAAGATTCCTTCTTGTGCTTCTTTAAATGTCATTGGTTTTTTACAATCATCACATTGCCTGTTGGTCATCATGAATTCATCTTCATAGATTTCTTTTTGGTTAGAATCTAGAGTTGGTTCAAATGGAACTGGTTTGTTACATACAAGAGTAATTTTTCCTTTCTTGGAAATAACACAAGATACTTCAGCACGAACGATCAATTGTTCTTCTGTATCATCGTCTAGATTTTCAAATGTTTTTGCTTCTTCTTCTGTTACCCAGATACGAATATTAACGGCAGGATCAAAATACCAAGTACCAAGAAAAAGATCTGAGAATCCGTTTTCATTTACTTTCTTTAAAGAACTAATGTTGTCTATAGAACAGAGTAGTTTAGTTCCAATAATGAAATCAGAATTGTCGTATCCTGTTGTATTTATAGGTTCTGTAGTAGTTGTTTCCTTTGTTGGTTCTTGTTTAACAACTACTTTAGGAGGGCTGTAAAGAGTATGTTGTTTATACCACATATTCTTTTTGTCGTCAAGTTTCCAGAAATACATCATACCGGGTTTGCACTCAGTCATTTCTGCAATAGTTACATTTTCTCTACTGAGAACAAGTTCTAGCATTTCCTTTTCACTGGCGAAGTACCATGCCCCAGCTGTGTTAGCAATGAACAGTGGGCGTTCTTTATTGCGGATTACTCGTAGAGTTTTATCCTTGGTATCATACCATGCTAATGTAAAAGCACCTTCAATATCTTTAAGAGTTTCTTCATATCCACGTTCTACAATACTGTGTAGAATTGCATGGCTATCTACATCTACTGTTTCTTTAGTAAGTTTACTGTGGTTAATTAGAGTTCCATTATGTACAAGAATAGTAGTGTCTTCTACGAAGGGATGGGCATTTTCATCAGTTACAAAACCACGAGTAGCTTTCCGATTGTGACCAACAACCATTTGAAAATCACTGAAGATATTTTGCTTAAATTCCCGATACTCTGGACTGTTCATCATTACATGAGTATCTCCAACAGTTTTTGCATAGTCAACATTACCATGTTTGTTAACTCCAAAAACCCCGGTACTATCGTCTCCTCGAAGGGCATCTACCCAGAGAAGATTATTAAATACACGGATATTTTCCCAGTTGAATCCAGCTGGGTTTGATGAGATCATTCCGACAATTCCACACATTACCTTACTCCTAACTGTTGTGCTCTGATTCGTAGTAGTGTTTCTTCTTCAATTTGACGTATATTTTCTTCAAAAGGTGTTCGTCCAGTTTGCCATAAGTCGGCCATTTGTTGTATTGATGTTGGTACGGATACTCCTCTTGAGAATGCAGAAATTTCTGCTGGTGTTCTCCGAATAAATTCTTCTTGTTCCGGAGCCATCGTTGGTGGGGGTGGGGGTTGATTATTTCGCATTTCGACTGGGATTCCTTGAATTCTGCCTCTATTTGATACTGGTTCTTCCAGTAAATTATCTAAGAATACTTCTTGATAGGTAGTCATTCTATTTTCTACTTGGATATATTTTAATCGTAGCTCGGTAGAGAATGGATTAGGAATACAAAACTGTTTTACATAAGTAACACAATCTGAAACGTTGGAGTTGAAATCAACATCCCAAAGTAATTGAATTAACTCCTTGAAAACTTCTTCTCCAAACAAACGATATTCAGAAGTTGTATTAAGAGTTTTAATACGATTCCAAATATATTCAGGTGATTTTTGTAGAGCAAATTTCTTCAGACATAAGATCATATTGATCCAAGTAATAATTTTCTTTATGTCTTTAGTACCTCCTAAATGCCGAAACTCAATAGTTCCTTTTTGCATAATAGGAAGTAAATTTAAAGCTGTATATTTTTGCCAAGCAACCGCAGGATTTTTATTTTGAATAAGTTCAAGGAGATCTTCCCCTACATCAGTTTCTACAAGAGGTACACAGAAGATATTTGTGTATCGTTCTGGTCCTGAAAAATTAAAGAGTACCTTTTCAAATACAAGATAAGTTAAGATTAGTGCTTCTAATTGTTTAATAGTAAGAGTACGAATATTCATATGAATATGAATAGAAGTACGTTCACTAAAATCAATACTCTTGTTCAGATCTTGTTCAAAAAGATCATTAAGAGCATGTTCTACTCGCCGAGCACGAATTGGTGGGGTAATAAATTCACGCCCATTGTTTCGTAGAGAACCATCTTCGATCATCCTCCAATATGGGGATGTTTGATTGTAGAATTGAATATTTTCTACTTCGACTTCGATTCCTAAATAAGTATTTCTATCTACAATAGGATATTTATTTTCGTACTCATGTGTTTCTTCATACGAAGTTAGTTCAGCATCGAAAACTTTTAGTCTTGGAAGTTGAACCATGTTTGCAATGGTTAGTTCTTTAGGTGGATTTTCCATTCTGGTTCCTTCTTGGTGTAGTAATCACAAATTTCTTGGTAAAGAGGAGCATATTTTACAGTAATTTCTTGTTTGTTTTTATCAATTGTTCCTACAGGAGTTTGTCTATACCAAAGAATTAGATCAGACTCATATTTTTTAGGAGCTTTCATAATTCCTAAAAGATTGTTAATTGCAATTCCTTTATCTGGTATATTTTTAATAGCTTCTAGAGTATTTTCTGGATATTTTGGATAGAAAAGATTTCGTGCTGTGTCAAAATTAAAAACTATTCTTCCGTGTGGAGATCCAGTTTGTGAGGAAAAAATAGATACAAAACGTACATTGTCTGTACAAGGAGCACGTCTCCACTGCCTTGCTGGGTTACGTGTGACATCTACTAAGCCAGCTGGTAGATTATATAATCCTGTCTTAGGAAAATAAAACGAGATTTTTTCTCGTGCTGTTGCTTCTTTTACTAGAATATCTCCGTATACCGGAGAAGAAAAAGTAAAATCAATTTCATTGTCTCCTTCGTAAGAGACAAGATGTTTTTTGTCATTGATTTCTAAGAAAACATAGGTGTGTCGATAATGTTTTCTAAAATCATCTAGAGATTCAATGCTCATGGTAGTGCAATACCCCAAGTTTTGACTAGTTGTTCAGCTGTTTCTTTGTTATTTGTGTTGATACAATCTTGAATTTGTAGCCGGTCTTCTTCTGTTGTGTTCTCAATAAAAGAAACACATTTATCAATGCAAGTTGATACTTGATGATAGACCCAATGAATAGTATTCTTATCCCAGATCCAGAAGTTACTCAGAGTACGATATTCAACACCGTATGGCTTAGGTCGGAAAGATCCTGCTTTACCATAAAGTTGACGACGTTGCTCATCTTTATCAATCAAAAGACTAGGAACACCAAGATATAGATCCATAGTTTTGATAATATCTGGATGACGGTGTTTAGTTCCAACATGAACATGACCTCCTGCACTACGTAGGGTTTTATCTTTTGCTTTCGGACGTGGGTTGGGACGCATTGTGTATGCGTTATAATCAGGATCACAACCAAATTCTTGTGCTTGTCGGGTACGAAGCTGATCTCGATCAAAAGAAGCACTAGCAGTTAGTGTTGCTAGAGAAAGACCTAGATTTTCTGCACGAGAATTAATGTCTCCTAAAGCATATTGAATAGAAGAAATAAAAGTATCAGCAGAAGTACAGGGAGGAATACAGAATTCAGCAGCTACATTGTCTTCTTGAATTGCACATCCATTACCAATAGGCATAGGTTCTTCTTTAGAACCACCAATAAGACCAACAACTGAAATTAGTTTTTGTTGGTTATTGATGAGAAATAATTCAGGATCAGCTCCAATTGTAAACATAATTTCTCCGTATGTTAAAAGGATTCATCTTCGTCGTAGTCCTCGTATTCTTCTTCGTCTGGGATATCTGTTTCTTGTGGAACTATAATTTTATAGAACCAGATATTTTTATTACCAGAACGAATATTTTTGTATGGTTCCCCCATACGTTTGTATCCAAATTTTTCAAAGAATGGGAGTGAGTATTTATTTTGAGATCCCGCTGTGTTACCAAAAAGCATTGTATAACCTACTGTTCGACACCAATTTTCTACTTCTTCCAGAAGTAGTTTTCCAATACCGAGATTAGGAATCTTTGAATTTAAATTAGAAATATGAACAGATCCACAATTATAATTGATTGCTGAAAGTGTTATTGAACCAAGAACATAAATAAATTCTTCTTTATTAGTTTTCTTTTTAAAGTTGAGAATTAATTTAATAGTTGCTTCTTCAAAAGTAGATGTTTTATTAACTTTAAATCGTAGTGATTCCAGATTAAAATGTTTTAGATAATAGCCAAGATCTGAGTCGGAGTTTACTTTACTAAAGTTAATTGAATTCACTGGGGGACATTTGAGATATCCCGGATATCCGTATGGGTCGGGATGATTAGAATCTGCTAGTGTATGGATTTCATAGAGCTGCATAGAAGTTTTTCCTTGACAAGAGTTAAACAATACTGAACAAAGTCAGTAGATTTTTGCATCCATTCAGGATGTCCTTGAATTGCTAACGCCTTAATTTCTGGAAAGAAAACAACTTCTGGTTCCTTTTCCATATCAATAAGTTCTTCATGTTCTACAATGTAGATATTAGATTTTGCTGGTGAACTCCAAGCAAGTAGTTCATGTTTAGTTTCCCAAGGATTCATCATTTGATGGTGACATGTACTTGTTTCATATGTCTTTCCATCAGAAGTAACTACTCCATGATGACCACCACCATGCCCATTAACATGCTGGATTAGACTCCCACCAGCAAGAGCACAAGCAAGTTGAGCACCACGACATATACCAAAAATCGGAATACCAAGTTCAATTGCTCTTTCTGCTAGAAGAACTTCTGAGAGATCTCGTGGAGACATTTGTTCTTCTGCTTGAGTCCAACGAGATGGTTTGTGATTGTAGATTGCAGGGCTGATATCTTGCCCACCATGAAGGATAAGAATGCTGTTCTTAGTTTCAAGATGAGCAGGATGATAGACCGTTTCAACATCACCGAACTTCTCAAGATGAGCACCATCATTGTATAGGGCTGAGTATATCTTCATCTTGTTAGGCTGGGATGAGTTGGCCGTCATCTGTCCATTTCTTGGATTCAACGGGCTTTGGTTGAGAAGAATATGCATGGTATTGTTTGTAGATGTGAACATCTTTTCCTGGGTAACGTTCTGCAATTGTTTTTGCATACACAAGTGCGTGAGCTTCTCTGAAAAATACAGAGAGGATTTCTTTGTTGTCTCTGAAGTTTACCTTACCTGCGAATTCGTCATCGTTGGTAAGATAAGCATTGTCGTCAATGAAGACGACCCAGCTACGTCGTGCCATTATGTTCTCCTTGTGTGGTTATTTTTTAATTTTTCGTGGAAATTCCCCTGAGCACATTAGTAGTGCATATTGCGGGTGTTTCCATGAACGATTGTGTTTGCACATCCATTTAATAAGTTGTGATGGATTGATACCTTTTTGTTTTCCGGTAGTTTGACTACCTTTGGTTTTCTTGGAAATCTGTTTCTTTTTCCAGTTTCCCATTGTGGATTTTGTTTTCATCATTTTCCTCCTTTCTGAAGTTCTTTGATGATGAGTGCTGGATGGTCAATTTTATTACCAGCAATTTGAACCCAGTGTCTTTTTACAAGACGCCACCGAGACCAATTAGACCAACCATCCCCTTGAAATACATCAACAAGACTGGTGAAGATTGGGTAGACCTTCATGGAATTCATCCTTTTTTAGAAATAATGCTGGGAGTTTTGAGGGAATTACTAGTTCTAGATCAGCAATACTGTAGTCGTAAGCACCACCAGTAGCACCAGCTTTGTTATCCCAAGTAACTTTAATTGGTTCTAGTTCTCCTGTGGAATAATTCCAAGCTTGTGTAAAGGACTCATGAATATGAGTAATTGTTCCTAAGTTTTCTATTCCGTTGCGACGTTTTACTCGTGCTCCTACAATGAATCCAAGAGTTGCCGCAATTTCTATAGCTTCTTGAATTAGTTTAGGTTGTTCTGAATAGGTTGGAGTTTTTTGACGAAAACCAATTCCTCCGAAATCACCCCATTCATGTGAATCATTATCATAAAAATTATATGATTGATATTTTCTAGGTTCTTCGTAAGTTTTAATTTTACCAGATATCACGTCGGTATTCTCCTTCCTCTTTAAATCTTTTTCGGAGTTCGGATAAAACTCCGGTTGGGATACTTGATTTAGTCCAAAGAGTCATGTATTTATTTCGTTTTCCTGTTTTAGGTTGATGCCGCCCGTAGAATTTTTTAGCTGTAAATTTTAATTCTCTCAGAGCTTTTTCAGCATTCTTTTGGCTTTGTTTAGTAGTTGCTATGAAAAAAGTTGGATGCTCTGTTAGTTTTCCTGTTTCATCTAAATATCCGTAAAGAAAATCAGAGATTTCAGAAACAATTCCTTCTTTTGTTTCAAAATTATCAAATCCAGCTATTTCTAATGCACTGCAACAGCCGTTTAACTCTTCTATATAGGCCATTATTTTCCTCTCCACCAGCTTTTCTTAGAAGTTTTATTTGGATTTTTAAGATTGAAGGGTTGATTATGAGGAGCATCGGGATTTTGACGTGGTGAGGTCACAATTTAATCCTTTCGATATTGCTGTTATCAGTTGTATAGATGACTTCCTTTACCCCAACTGAGATAAGTAAAGACATACATTTGGGACAGGGTTTACTAAGGGCAGTGTTTCCTGTTGGAGTGATACGAGTTACATAGATAGTAGATCCTGCAAGGGATGATAGACCATTATGTTTCCGAAGCAATTTAAGAACAGCATCCATTTCAGCATGTTTACTGTTATTAAAATTATTTAACTCACAGTAACCAATGCTGTTGTGTCCAGTACTCAGGACACGGTTTCCTTTTGTAATGATGCATCCGAGTCTGAAATAAAATGTAGATTTAGCTGCTTCCTTTTTAGCAAGACGGATCATAATTAGTTTTCAACTCCTTGAGTGTGGTTTGGAGGTTGTCGTGAATGTTCTCGCCTTCTCAAAATAAAGCCGCGCAAGGCCGCTGAATTCAACCGTTATGCTTCAGCAGCGTACTGATCCGCGTGTTGCCATCGCCTCCGTAGGGCACACACTGGCCGTCCCATCCGTCGCGCAGGTGGCGCTCTTGAGTGACATCTCCGGTCACGTGAATCATCGGTCTGGCGTCAGCGTCATCAATTGCTTCTTTCCAGTTGGCGTAGGCAATATCCCGGGCATCGTCACAGTCTTCGGCCTGTACAACCATCGTGCATTTCAGGGCCAGTTCTACGTTGTAAAGCGGCATTCCAATCTCCTTGTCAGTAAAAACCCGCATAACACAGCGGTCGATGTCGCGCTTCGCGCTGGACCTTCGGCAACTGGCGTTGCCTCGGCCCATCACCTAAGCGTTAGGTGCCTTGGCTTTATCGATCCGTTGCCGCACCCACTCAGCCCCACCGAGTAGCGCCAGCTTGTCGCGTTGCGATTCAGTCATACGCAGTGATACCGTTACGGTTTCCTGCCCATTCTTGATCGGCTTGCGGCCTTGGCCCCTTCCGGGGCCGCCTCGATTCGCGTTCATAGTTTTTCAATCGTTACTGTCTTGTATCCGCATTCCGCCATCAATTTAGCGGTGCGTTCCGCTATTTCCTTTGTCTCTCTTACCATTGCCCCACCGTGATTGCCTTGATCGTGGTTGCTGTATGTAATCTTGAACATTTTGTTTCTCCTTCGCTTGTTGAGTTGATGTTGTTATTGTAGTGCGCAATCAAACGACAGTCAAGAGAATTTTGCAATTATTTTGTGTTGCTTTTTCGACCGCTAAAAACATCGTCTGGGTTATGGGCCTTCAGTGCACGTATTTGCTCGGCTAGTACATCAGGATCACAGCTACCGCCCATCATTGCCATATACTCCGCTTTGGTATCACAAACCTTCGCGGCCTCTTCCAGCACTAGGTTCGCGTAGTCGCTCAACCACTCGCGCTCGGTTTCCTTTTCTTCGGCGAGCCGTTCGCACTCGTCAGCAAACATTTCCAGCAGTTCTTGTTTCATGTAGTCTCCAAAAGTCGGCTGTGGCGGTACGGCACATAACCCGTCAGTCCACGCGGACGCCTTCGGCGCCGGTGACTTTTGCGTTGGCAGTCAAAAGCATGTCGCCCTGCACCGCCGTATCGCCAGCGCCGACTTTTGCGTCCTCGAACAGCCGGGGCTGTGCTTGTGCATCGGCAATCCGCTTGCAAGCCTTCGCAAAATATTCCTCGTCCAGTTCGCAGCCGACAAATTCAAAACCAAGTTCAGCCGCAGCTATCGCCGACGACCCGCTCCCAAGGTGGGTATCTAAAATCCGCCACCCTTGCTTTGCGTACTTCGTCAAAAGCCATTCGTACAACCGCACCGGCTTTTGGTTTGGGTGGATAGTCTGCTTGCTTGTCGGCTCAAAACTCCCCGCGCCCTTCTTGAAGCCTTCCCAAGAGTGGCGAAAGATATTTACTAGCTTGTTGAGCGACTGGAAAGCCAGTTCTGCTTCGGAAAGCAACCCATCCGTCTTTACCTTGTCCCACACGATCCACCCGCTATGAGTCAAAAACTCGGGGTAGTAGTTCGCGCCCCAAATAATCTGATGCCGCGAAACGCGAAACAACTGCTCGAAATAATCGGCCACTGGCGGAGTGTTGTTGTTGGCGTAGTGCTTCATGTCAGTGCGGTAATCCTGAACAACAGATCGAGCGCCGCCTCTGCCAAAACTCCCGTTACTTGCTCCAACCGCGTATGGTGGATCGGTGATTGCCAAGTCAAAAGCGAGGTCTGGCAGTCCGCGCATGTACTCAACGCAATCCGTGTGCCACAGTTCGCAATTCCCGATTGTCACTTTTTCAGCCATCATCACTCCGTAGTTACGTTTTGCCTGCCAACCCGGCGCTCAAGCGGGACGCGCCGCGATAAGGCCGCGTCGCGCCCCTTAGCTATGCGTTATGCGTCAGGTCGTTGGTCAGTTCCAGAAACCGCCTGTCGTCCTCAGCCGTCATCCCATCTGCGAAAGTCGGCGCTGGTGAGACGGCGGTATTTCGTGGCCGGTGTTCGTTCAAAATGTCGGCAATTCGCTGAAACGCCTCGTCGTCAAGGTGTATCGCCTTGCCAATGTGCCCGGAACAATCCTCCGGGTCTTCGTAGCAATCTGGCCCTTCTTCGTATGCGTCGAACATCATCGCAAGAAAGTCCAGCGTTTCATTGCTAAGGGCTTGCAGCCGGTGAATCTCTGCCGCGCATTCGCCGTGCGGGTCTCCATCAGGTTGTTCGTCAAACATCTTCCGTCCTTTCGTTAAATACGCATAACCCATCATTCCAGCGGACGCGCCGCGATGAAGCTGCGTCGCTCCGCTGAATTCAAACGTTAGCCGTCTTATCAGC